AAATTAAGGCTTATCAAACCTTGACATTAACTAGTAATAGTGGGCTATGTCAATAACCACAATAGAAAAGTTTTATAAGAAAAACAGTTCGAAAAACTACGCCATTTATAAGTAAAAGGCGCCCAAAACTATATATTAGGCAGTATTAAAAGCTTACCAAGAGCCAAAAGCTCCTAACTAGAAGGAGCAGTCATAGGATAAAGATACATAACAGGAACGCCAGTAAAGAAAAACAAAGTATAATCTTCACCTGACGCAACCCAATCCTGAAAGGAAGAACTAAGAATATCATTCAGTCCTCCACCAGTATCATCAATAGAAACATTCTGAAGCTTAGCAGAGTCACTCTGATTAGTAGAAGCACCAATCATACGAGCTGACGAAAATCTCTGCCCATTATAATAAGGCATCTCATATTCAATAGTATTATTAATCCCAAGATTAGTAGCTGCTGAACCTCCATTAGTAAAACGACCCAAACGATCAGACAGCTGCTCAGCATTCAAAGAACCAATAGCATATTCATCCTGCAACCAATCAAGATTAGTCACATAAGGACCACGAGACACAATAGGATTAGACCAGAAACTAGAATTAGCACCAAAGAGCAACTTATGACGAAGTCCACCTCTCCATCCTGCAAAGAAAGGAGAGAAAAAGGAAATAGGACCAGTCTGCCCAATACTTCCAGGAGATCCACTAGTAGTAGCATCTCTTCCCTCAGGATCATAACCAGTCTGAACAGGCAAAGCCTTCAGATTCTTAGTATTAATAGATACAAGACCCTGAGAGGAAGGCTGAGGAGTCACATACGACTTATTATAAGTATAACGCCTAAACAGCTCTCTCAAAGAAGTAGGACTCTCTCCATAAAACACCTCCATAGTATGATCTTCAGGAGCCTCAACAACATTAATAGGCTCTATAGGAGATCCACCAGTAGGCATGCCAGAGATAGCAGACTCTCCATCAGCAGCTACTTCACCTGACTGAGGACTAAAAGAACGCAGAGCAGGAGTAGCCAGAGGAAAATAATGCAAATTCCTGAGCTTATCAGGATTAGGACCTCCCCACTTCATATCACACGCAGAAACAGAAACAATAATCTGAATAGGAGAATCAGCAGCAGGAGACACCAGGCTATTAACAACATTAACCTCAAGTACGCCATTATGACGATTATTAGAGTCAGTAGTCAGCCTATCAGTACCATAATAAGAATTAGCAACAGTAGTAGACATCTGCTGCAAGCTAAGGAAAGGACGAGCCTGACCCCAGCCAACCTCAATCTCAAAATCATCCTCTTCAGCAAGATCAACCACACGAGAGTAATTAGTATTATAATTCACCTCAGAACCAAAGGAACGAGGATCATAACGCACAATAATACGACCCTTATGAAACTGACTCTTAACAACCTGAAAACGAAACTTCAGAGTACCACTCCACTCAGTAAAATACTGAGAGATACCAGCCATAGGAGTCATATGAAGCTCCTGCCCCTGAGCACGACCCAGATTAGGAGTAACATAAGAATTCCATAGAAGCTTATCCACAGCATCTGAAGGATCCATAGTAAAAGAAGTAAGATATGATTCCCTAGAACAAATATCAGCAATTCCCATCTGATCTGCACCATCAAGACCTACAGTACGAGAATCAATAGTAAGCTCCTGCTTAGAATCCAAAGTCAAACGATTCACAGCATCTGACGCATCAACATTAGCAAGATTACCAGTAGGACTAGGCTTCTGAAGTACAATATCAGAAATAACAGCAGGACGAGAATATCCAAATAAAGCTGCGATCTGACCAACCTTAGTAGCCACCATCTCAGTAGCACGAGCATAAGGAGCTATCATAGGAATAGCCTCCAACATACCTGCAGCCTTAGCTATAGCAGAAGCAGGAGCTGAAATGATACCCTTACCATATTCATCTCCACTATTCATAGTAGTAGACTTCCCAGTCTTCTTCTTAGAATTCTTCTTACCACCAGCCTGAGGCACAAATGCAGTCAAGCTAGTAGGCATAGTAAGAGAAACATTCTCCATCCAGGCCCAAACCTGAATAGTAACAGGATCATCACCACCATTAGCATGACGCAACTGATCAAAGGACTTAACAGTAAGAGTACCAAGATCTGCCTGCTGATTCTGAGACAAGGAGATATAATTATTAGGAAAGAAGAAAGGCAGAGACATCTCCCCTCCTTCATTCTTAGAAGGATTCAGATAAATATGAGGCTTCTGACTAGCCCCCACAAGATCTACATCTAGGAAATTCCTCTGAATAGTAAGCTCATCAAAAGCAGCATAAGGATTATACGAGACGAGAGAACGCCCATAATGAAATCCAGTACCTGAAATCAGAACCTTAACATGCAGAGTACCACGAAGTAGCTCATAATTAGCAATCTTAGATCTGACAAAAGAATCAGCAAGGAAAGTCTCCCAAGGATTCAAATCAAAAAACAAAGGCTGCCCCACTAACCAAGACTGAG